GCCTCTACTACGACAGCGCCTATTCCAGCGGCCTGCCGGGCACCTTCCCGACCAGCGGCTACACGATGTCGGGCGGCAGTCAGGTCCCGATCCCGTACTTCCGTCCGCAGTAGCCTCTTGACCCGACGGGCGAACCTGCCCCAAGGACTATCCGTCGCGAGACGTGCGGGCGCCGCCCCGTCTCCCGGCTCTCACCAGCTTCGATCGGTCCGGCACCCGCATCCTGCGATCTCGCGGGGCGCTCGCGCCTGCCCGGTCGTTTTCGCCTGATCGCACGTCACGCGATCCGCACAGCCGCGTCAGAGCCTCCGTCCGCGCCACGCACGGCGCCCGTCCGATCACCGTCCCCAACGGTCACCTGGGGCCCGGCTTCCGTCCGCGGCGCGACGCACGCCCGCACGCACCCCTCCCCACGGAATCCAGCCCTCAGAGGCAACCCCCATGTCCTACACCGCCTACGGCGCGAACGACGCCATGGCCGTGAAGCTCTGGTCGAAGAAGCTCGCGGTCGAAGCCAACAAGTCCATCGACATTGATCCCCTCATCGGCGAGGGCGACGGCTCGGTCATCCAGGAAAAGACCGAGATGAAGAAGGGCAACGGTGACCAGGTCACCTTCGGCCTTCGCATGCAGCTCAAGGGCAGCGGCTTCTCGTCCTCGGACGTCGCCGAGGGCAACGGCGAGCAGCTCGGCACCAACTCTGACAAGGTCACCATCGACGAGCTCGGCCACGTCGTCGGCGTGAAGTCCGAGAACACGATCGACCAGCAGCGCGTCCCCTTCAACCTGCGCGAGCAGGCCCGCTCCGGCCTCGCCGACTGGTTCCAGACCCGCAAGACGGTGTGCTTCTTCAACCACGTCTGCGGCTTCACCCCGGCGAACCAGGGCGCCAACGCCAAGAAGTTCACCGCCAACAACGTCGTGACCGCCCCCTCGGCCGGCCGCATCTTCCGCCCGAACGGTCGCGCCAACGACGCCGCGCTCGTCGCTGGCGACATCATGACCCTCGACCTGATCGACAAGGCGGTCGAGCTGGCGAAGACCGGCGGCCAGGGCAAGAAGGTGATGATCCGCCCCGTCGTGGTGAAGGGGAAGAAGTACTACATCCTCTACCTCGCCTCGGAGCAGATCACCTCGCTCCGCACCAACACCAACACCGGCCAGTGGCTCGACATCCAGAAGGCCGCCATGGCCGGCATGCAGTCGAGCGAGAGCCCGATCTTCTCGGGCGCGCTCGGTGAGTACAATGGCGTGATCCTGCGCGAGGCCCAGGACATCACCGCCGGCGTCTCGGCCGATGGCCTCTCGGCGGTGGCTAACACCCGCCGCGCCGTGCTGCTCGGCGCGCAGGCCGCCACCATCGCCTACGGCAAGGCCGGCGGCGACACGCGCTATCGCTGGAACGAGGAGCTCCTCGACCACAAGCGCAACCTCGAGGTCTCGGCCTGGGCGATCTGGGGCATGAAGAAGACCACCTACAACGGTGACGACTTCGGCACGATCGTGATCCCGACCTACGCCAAGCCGGCCGACGCCTGATCCGACCTTCCGGACAGCCTGACTGAACCTGCGCGCGGGGCCTGACCGGCTCCGCGCGTCCCCGTTCGCATCCTCCAAATCCAGAGAGGGCCTATCATGCCCACCAACACCGCCCCGGTGCAGCCTCCGGCGCGTGAGTACCGTGCGCAGGTCTCGCACACGGTTCGTCGCTCCGTGTCCTTCTCCGACAGCACCTTCGTCATGCCGGCCTCGATCCCGGCCGGCGCGCTGATCACCTCGACGCAGGTCCTCGTCGCGACCGCCTTCTCGGCCGGCGCCGCCCTCACCGTCGGCTCCGCCCCCGGCGGAAACGACATCGTCGCCGCGGCCGATTCCGCCGTGACCGCTGCCGGCGTGAAGCGCCCGGACACCGCGACCCTGAAGGGTCCGCTCGCGGCCGACACGACCCTGTACGGGACGATCACCGGCGGCCCGGCGGCCGGTCAGGCTGTCGTCGTCTTCCACTACGTTCCGAACAACGACGCCTGATGTCGCTGGTCTGGCTGCACTTCGCGGCAGCTCACCTCGTGACGGCGGAGCCCAGCGCCCCGCCGTCGCCCCCACCCGCACCGCCTCCGGAGACCTCGCCCGATGCCCGACAGCCTGGGGCGGCCGACGCTCGCCGAACTGCACGCGGAGATCGCGGACGACATCGAGCGGGCCGACCTCGCACCGCAGATCGCGACGGCGGTTGAGCGGGCGATCCGGTACTTCCAGCCGGAGCGGTTCTTCTTCAACGAAGGCTTCGTGACCTTTCGGACCATGCCCGGCATGGACGTCTACGCGGCCGGTGATGCCGCGGCGATTCCCGACCTGATGGCGATCGACAGCGCCGTGGTGGTCGAGAACGACCAGACCTGGACACTGCGTCGTGTCGACGAGGCCTGGATCGAGCGTGCGGACGATCAGGCCAGCGCGGCCTATCCGTGCGCCTTCTCGTACTTCGCGCGCTCACTCCGGCTCTGGCCGGTGCCGTCGGGCGAATGGACGGTGCGCCTGATGGTGCATCAGCGCCTGCCCGTGCCGCCGCTCGAGCAGGGCAACGCCTGGACCGACGAGGCGAGCAGCCTGATCGCGGCCCGCGCGAAGCGGCATCTCGCCCTCAACGTCCTCCGGGATCCCGCGATGGCTCAGGCGCAGGCCGTCATCATGGCGGACGAGCTCGAAGCGCTGCGGGGCCGCTCCAACGTGATCGCCTCCACAGGGCAGATCCACGCCTATCATCTCTGAGGCGCCGATGGCCGCGATCACCGATCTGGCGAGCCTGAAGGTCGCCGTCCTCGACTATCTCGACCGTCCCGACCTCGACGGCGCCTTCGCGACCTGGCTGCCGCTCGCGGAGAGCCACTTCAACGCGATCCTGCGCGCGCGCGAGATGGAGGCCGTGACCGAGCCGTCGGCGCCGTCCGCTGCGATCGATTTGCCGGCCGATTTCCTCGAGTGGATCGCGGTCGACTGGTCGGGGAGCGGGCGCGTCGCGCACCCGACATTCGCCGAGGCCAACAGCCCGGAGGCGCGCTTCCGGCACCGGCCGGGCGGTGACCCGCAGTATTTCACGGTCTCGGCGGGCAAGGTCCGCATGGTCCCGGCCAAGCCCGGCGCGATCGTGCTGACCTACTACGCCGCCCTGCCGCCGCTCACCGCCGCCGCGTCCTCGAACTGGCTGCTCGCGCGCGCGCCGGACGCTTACCTCTATGGCGTGCTGGCGGAGGCCTCTCTCTTCCAGAAGGACCCGAACGCGGCGCAGGCCTATACCGGGCTGATGCTCGGCGTCCTGCAGGCGCTCGGCATCAAGGCGGACACCGCGAAGGTGGCGCGCCGCTCCGGGCGGACGGCTGAACTGGAGGCCTCGGCGCAGGCCGTGAGGCGGCCCGAGTGATGGGTGCCGCCGTCGCGCTCGCACCCTTCGCGCCGGATGTCGCCTCGGTCGACGCCACGGTCTCGGCCGTCGCCACCAACGTGACGCCGCGCGCCGACGGCTACGGTCCGGTCGCCGCGCCCGTGTCGATCTCGGCGCCGCTGCCGGCCGACTGCCGCGGCGCGATCCAGATCCAGAGCCCGGCCTTCGGCTTCCCGGTCTACTTCGCGGGCACCGGGACCAAGCTCTACCGCTTCAACATCGGGACCGCGGCCTGGGACGATGTCTCGGCGCCCGGCGTCACCTATGGCGTGCCGCCCGGCGATTACTGGTCCTTCGCGGTCTACGGCACCCGCCTCGTGGCGACCTGCCTCGGCACGCGCCCGCAGGTGATCGACATCGACAGCGGCAAGCGCTTCCGGAACCTCGGCGGCTCGCCGCCGCGGGCCCGCCATTGCGGCGTGGTCGGCGAGTTCCTGGTGCTGGCCGGGCTCGCCTCGGACCCGAACGCGATCCAGTGGTCGGACCTCGGTGACATCGAGACGTGGGTGCTCGGGGTCAAGAACGGGCATCAGGGCGACATCCAGATCTTCCCCGACGGCGGCGCGGTTACCGGCTTCGCCGGCGGCGAGTTCGGCATCGTCTTCCAGGAGCGCACCATCCGGCGGATGGTGTTCTCGCCCGGCTCGGCCACCGTGTTCGATGTCTCGATCTTCGAGGAGAACCGCGGCGCGGTCGCGCCCTGGTCGATCGCCAAGGCCGGTGCCCGGGTCTTCTTCCTCGACCGCGACGGGTTCTATCTGTTCGGCGGTGGCGCCTCGACGCCGATCGGGGCTGAGCGGGTGAACCGCTTCTTCGCCGGTCGGGTCGATCCGAACGCCGTCGC